CCACCAGTTCGACGGCTTCTGGTCATTTGTAACCACATACGGTGCAAACATCATTGCAGCTACTGACTATCTTAGCCAGAAGCCAATCTATTACCGTACTGATATGGAAGCGTTGGCATCTGAGATTGATATCCTAATCCATCTTGGTCAGACTACACGTGATGAAGTGTTTATGTCGAACACTATGAAGTGGGGTTATTCGCCTGATGCACGTACGCCTTGGAATGAAATCAAACAGATCCCACCTGGTCACTATTACTATAAAGGTGCAGTGCACGAGTATTGGGATTGGAACAAAGTCTCGTGCACTGACTTGCGCACTGATCTGTTGAAAGCTACTGAGCTTCGTCTTGGTGGTCAACGTGATGTAGCTGTGCTACTCTCTGGTGGTCTAGATAGCACTATCATCTATGGACTGATCAAGCAACTCGGTCGTGAAGTCACTGCTGTGCATGTTGACAATGCTGAGAAAGGCTTCGCTAATCTTGCACTGCATCTTGGTGATACTATGCACCACGTTAAGCTTGATGATGTGTTTGATTATGAAGCATTGATCGTACACCAGTCACCTGTCGATCTTGGTTCTGTTAAGCCACAGATTGCTATGGCTAAGAAGCTACGTGAACTTGGCTTCTATGCAGTTATGACTGGTGATGGTGCTGATGAACTATTCGGTGGATATCGTCGCGCTAAAGAGTATGATAGTCAAATGTCTGACATGTTCTGTGAACTACCATACTACCACATGCCTAAGATCGATCGTACTATGATGCGATACACCATCGAAACACGTTCTCCATTCCTTGCACCATCAATCTGTAAGCATGCAATGAATACACCATATGTAGAACGTAATGGTGAAAAGAAAGTACTGAAGCAAACGTTTGCTGATATTGTGCCACCAGAAATCCTAAATCGTGATAAGCATCCGCTTAAGACAGAAGCTATCCGTACCAATCCGATGGAACATAGAATTGCAATGGATCGACTATTCAGATCAATGGTATATGAGGAGAATTACAGTGAGCTCTGATAAATGGGATGATCGTTATATGGATATGGCTAAGTTGGTTGCAACTTGGTCGAAAGATCCGTCGAGTAAGATTGGCGCTGTAGCAGTCAACGAGAAAGGTCAGATCCTTACCACAGGTTACAATGGTTTCCCTCGTGGCATTGCTGACGATGATCGTTTGAATGATCGCCCAGTCAAGTATAAGTACATCGTACACGCAGAACAGAATGCAATCTATAATGCTACCTACAATGGTGTATCATTGCATGGTTCTACGATGTACGTAGCAGGTCTGCCATGCTGTTCAGACTGCGCAAAAGGTATTATCCAAGTTGGTGTTCGTCGTGTAGTTATGAATGGCGATCCGACAAATGAAAGATGGGAAGAGTCTACGAAACTCACCCTTGATATGTTTAAAGAATCTGGTGTAGAATGGGAGTTCATTCAGTGAGCGGAAAATTTAAGATTGGTATTGTTGGTCATGGATTTGTAGGTCAGGCAGTAGATTATGCCTTTACCCATCCTCATGTAGAAAAGTTCTATGTTGATCCAAAGTATAGTACATCTATCGATGATCTGGTAAAGTGGCAGCCGAATGTTACTTTCATTTGTGCACCTACTCCTATGCGAGACAATGGTACAATCGATGCTACGATCGTGAATGATGCTGTACTCAAGCTGATTCAGCATACAGCAAGCGGCATTGCTATCAAATCAACTGTGACGCCACAGGTCCTAAAGAACCTGATGGTCACGGTTCACTTTAAAGAAGCAATCGATCGTGTCGTTTATAATCCTGAATTCCTTACGGAGAACAGTGCAAAGGAACAGTTTATCCATGCACCGTTCCATGTCTTTGGGGGTTCGCCCGAAGCAATTGAAGCGTTAGTTTGGGTGTACAACATGTTCTCTATGTGTAGCATGGATAAAGTGTATAGAACTGCACCAGTAGAAGCTGCATTCATTAAGTATGCAATTAATTCGTTCTTGGCTACGAAGGTTACGTTCTTTAACCAGCTATATGATGCTGCAACAGGAATGGATGCATCCTTTAATAACATCATTGCAGGATTGGAAATGGACAACCGCATTGGTAAATCCCATATGAGAGTTCCAGGCTTCGATGGTAAAAAAGGATTTGGTGGTGCGTGCTTCCCGAAAGACGTATCAGCGCTAAATAAAGAATTTCCGGGGTTTACATTATTGGAAGAAGTCGTTAATATTAACAATGATTACCGCTCCGCATATGAATTAGATGAAAGAGAGAAAGCAAACAATGTCCATTATGAACAAACTCAAAAAGAACAGTAAGATTCAGGGTACCGAGGTACTTTCTGATTCGAAGTTCTTTAATGATAAGGATATGATCCCTACGGACGTTCCTATGATCAACGTAGCACTATCTGGTAGCATTGACGGCGGTCTTGCTCCTGGCTTGACTGTGCTTGCTGGTCCATCCAAACACTTTAAGACGTCATTCGCATTGCTGATGGCATCTGCATACATGAAGAAGTATCCTGATTCCGTAATGCTGTTCTATGATTCGGAATTCGGTTCGCCTCAGTCTTACTTCCAACAGTTCGGTATCGATACCAGTCGTGTACTCCACACACCAATTGCAAACGTAGAAGAACTGAAGTTCGACCTAGTTGGTCAGCTTGAGAATCTTACTCGTGGCGATCACGTCATTATCGTTATTGACTCAATTGGTAACCTTGCTTCGAAGAAAGAACTTGACGATGCATTGAATGAGAAATCTGTTGCAGATATGTCTCGTGCCAAGGCATTGAAAGGTCTGTTCCGTATGACCACGCCTTATCTGACAATGAAGGATATTCCTCTTATTGCCATTAACCATACGTATAAAGAAATGGGTCTATTCCCTAAGGATATTGTTGGTGGTGGTACTGGCATCTACTACTCCGCAGATAATATCTGGATCCTTGGTCGTCAGCAAGATAAGCAAGGTACAGAGATTAAAGGTTATCACTTCGTTATCAACATTGAGAAATCCCGTTATGTTAAAGAAAAGTCTAAGATTCCTATCTCTGTTAGCTGGGAGGGTGGCGTTCAAAAGTGGTCTGGTCTGCTTGAAGTTGCTCTTGCTGGTAAGTATGTTGCTAAACCAACTATTGGTTGGTACCAACACGTTGACCAAGCATCTGGTGAGCTCGTTGGACAAAAGTATCGCGAAAAGGACACAGTAACTGCAGAGTTCTGGGAGCCAATCTTTAATAAGACAGACTTTAAAGAGTTTGTAAAGAAGCAGTACACCATCGGTTATAGTTCTACTATCTCTATGGATGATATCGTAGAGGATGAAGAATGAAAGAGAACGAAGACTATGAACTCGTTCCAATGGGTGAAGGCGACCTTTGGAGTGTCCGATTTAAGAGTGGTGAGTTTGTAGAGACCGTATTCCATTATGGTACGATCAAGGTCATGGAAGATAATCAACATCTTAGCTTTGACTTTGAGATTGATTATACTCCGATGGACTGGCTAACTATTGAAAATACCGATTTACAAAAAGCTGTAGGTGAGGTACTATACTCTATATTGGAATCAAGCGTAGGTAAAGAGGTAAAATAATTGAACTATAACGTAGAGCAGACGATCTTGCGCAGTCTTCTTACTGACGAACAATATATGCGCAAAGTGTTACCTTTCGTAAAGCCTGAGTACTTTGAAGGTGTATATCGACAACTCTATAAGGAAGTAGGTAAGTTTGTTGCCAAATACAACAAGCTTCCTACAGCCGAAGCATTTAAGATTGAACTAGACCAATCTTCACACTTCACTGATGAACAGTACCGACATGCCATTGAGATTGTGCCTCATATCTTTCTGAAAGAAGAGGTAGATGATAAATGGCTTCTTGACACTACTGAGAAATGGTGTCAGGATCGGGCTGTTCATAATGCGATCATGGAATCGATTAAGATCATCGATGGTAAGCATGAAACCCTGAGTAAGAATGCTATTCCTGATGTGCTACAGAAGGCATTAGCAGTATCATTTGATACGAATATTGGTCACGACTATATTGAGAATGCTGAAGAGCGCTATGAGTTCTATCATGCTCAAGAAGAACGTATTCCATTCGACTTGGATTACTTCAATCGTATTACCAAAGGTGGTTTGCCGAATAAGACACTGAACATTGCTTTGGCTGGTACAGGTGTTGGTAAATCCCTCTTTATGTGTCACGTAGCAGCCGCTGCGATGGTACAAGGTAGAAATGTGCTGTATATCACATTGGAGATGGCGGAAGAGCGTATCGCTGAACGTATTGACGCTAACCTATTGGATGTGCCGATCGATCAACTTGAAAACCTAAGCAAACCAATGCTGAAGAATAAGGTTGAAGATCTGACAAAGAAAGGTAATGGTAAACTGATCATTAAGGAATATCCTACTGGTCAGGCAAACGCTTCACACTTCAGAGCGTTGCTCAATGAACTGAAGTTGAAAAAGAACTTCATTCCAGAACTGATCTTTATTGATTACCTAAATATCTGTGCATCTTCTCGTATGAAGGGTATGGGTGGTGCGATTAACTCTTACTCTTACATCAAAGCAATTGCAGAGGAGCTACGTGGTCTTGCAGTCGAATTCAATGTTCCGATTATCTCTGCAACGCAGACGACGCGTTCTGGTTTTGGTAACTCGGATCCTGGGCTTGAAGATACGTCCGAGTCTTTTGGACTACCCGCTACGGCAGACTTAATGTTTGCACTTGTATCGAATGAAGAACTTGCTGCCAATAACCAGATTATGGTAAAGCAATTGAAGAATAGATACAATGATCCAAACAAAGATAAAAGGTTCTTGGTTTCAATCGATCGTTCTAAGATGCGTCTTAGCGATCTGAATTCTGCAGAACAAACACTGATTGACGATACACCCACATTCGATAAATCTCAGATGAATGAGAGATTTAAAGATTTTAAAATTGAATAATGAAGGAGAGATATAATGGGCGGTAAAAAATCTAGCGGTAAGCACTACACTTCCAAAGGGGAGCGTATTTCTTCCATCAGCACCAAGAACACTGATCCTGGCCAGCGTTTGCTGAACCAGCTTCGTGCTCTGAATAAGGGTAAGAATGTGAATATCACATTGCCCATGACTTCTCCTACCTTGAATAAGGAAGGTAAGCCAATTACCATGATGGTTAAGACTAAGATCAATGGTAAAGATTGGTTGAAGAAGCGTTCTGGTGAACAAAAGGCTGAAGCAAAATGAAGGCATGGCTTGTCGTAGAACCTAAACCGGCTCCAGAGCTACTTGAACAAGGATTAGAAGATGCGCTTGACATTATTGCCTACTGTGCCCGAGTATCTAACCCAGCTAACGAGTTCAACACAGAAACCGGCGAGCGGCTCATCAGAAAACTTATCGAGTGGAAGCACTGGTCTCCCCTTGAAATGTGCTCAGCCACCATCGGAATCGAAACGACCCGTGACATTGCGCGCCAGATCCTCCGACACCGAAGCTTCTCTTTCCAGGAGTTCAGCCAGCGCTACGCCGATCCTACCTCTCTTGATAACGCCTTTGTTCTAAGAGAAGCTCGACTTCAAGATCCTAAGAACCGTCAGAATTCTTTTGATATGGATATGGAACGTCCATATTACAGAGACATCGATCATCAATGGCGTCTTAAACAGGAAAAGGTCATTCAAGTAGCTAAAGAGGCTTATGAGTGGGCAATAAGTGAAGGTGTTGGTATTGCAAAGGAACAGGCACGTTGTGTTCTGCCAGAAGGTAACACAGTATCTAAACTGTATATGAATGGCACTCTTCGTTCATGGGTTCATTATATCGAGTTACGATCCGGCAATGGAACGCAAAAAGAACACATGGAAGTTGCTAGGGCAATTGCTCAAGCCATTAGTAAGATCTTCCCAATGGTAGAAGAGTATGTGCATGGGTAAAAAGTTTTCAACGTATTACTGTGATAATGGAAAGGGATGGTGTGAAATCCATCTCGATTCCAAGAATGAATCATTATATATTAAGTACTTTGATGAAACAGGCCGTAAGTTCTTCGTAGAAGACTTTCCGGATAAGTCTATGTTGTACGTTGAAAATGCTGCAGAGAACTGGGCGCTTGGTATTAAGAAGTTAGAGGATATCTGATGTTTTGGATCGAGATGGAACATGACGAGACGTTAATTACTATTCTCGATGACACAGGCGAATTAGATGACGTCTCTGTTCTTCTATATGATGATTACTGTCATATTCGACAATGGAATGAACAGACTGAATCGTTCGATATTATAACACTCAAAGCTGAAATGTATTATCAACTAATGAAAGCTTGGAATTTGCCTCCAGGTGGTTACACTATACAAAAATATGAAGAATAATGTTCTTTTTCAATGAGATTAAACAGATAGAAATTAATCCTACTGAACTTTGTAACTTAGCCTGCAGTTTCTGTCCTAGATCTACTTTTTATCCGAATCAGAATCTACATATGGGTTTAGATGTAGCGAAAGAGATTCGGGATCAAATGGTTTCTTCTAAGTTTTCAGGTGTGTTATCAATTACTGGTCGGGGTGAACCAACACTTCATCCTGACTTTAAAGAATTGGTGAATCTGTTCATTGGTTACGATTGGAAGTTAAAAATACATACCAATGGTAAGAGGTTCAAAGAATATGAAGATTTCATATTAAAGAATTTCCACGATATACATTACAACTGTTATAATATTGATTGGAAAGAGATATATGAGAAATATGGACACTATCAGAATGTAAGGGTGATACATAAACCCATAGATTCATATATGCAAGAAGACTGGACTACTAACAGAGCTGGTTCTTTTCAATCCAATAAGCTACCCACTGATTCAAGATGCGACGTTATATTCCATAAGATGTTCATTGATGTTGATGGAAGTTATAGGTTATGCTGTGAAGATTGGAAGCATAAGATCAATATGGGTAATATCTTTCAAGAAGATATAGTACAGTATATTGAAGATAATAAAGATTTACAGAAATATAGAAAATCTTTAATAAATGGCGAAAGACAATCTCTGACGCCATGTTCAGAATGTGATTATAACGTAGAGTGTAATAAATACAATAAATTAGACACTCTTCAGAAGTATAAAAAACTAGTAGAGATAAGTGATTAAAGAGGCCAATAGAACTAACTACTGGCCTCTTTTATATTACTCAGACGAGTTACTTGCAGTATATGCCTGAGTTCCATAGAATGCAGCTACGATAGCAGCAACTGAAACAAAGTATACGCTAGCCATTGATCCTAAAATATCAGCAGCTTGTCCTAGTCCT